TAAAGCGCCTCAAAATAAGTCTCGTCCGTCAGGCTCTCCGCCTGCCCAGACCGGATCGCGATATACCGCCGCACCCCATCGGTGTACCGCATCCCCTCCTCAATCCACATGCCCGGTACAAAGTAGATCATGATTGGCCCTCCTTAGTCGATTGCCTCGTTGACCGTTACGACGATTCCCGCCGCATCCGTCGTCGCGGGGTAACTAAATCTGAGCTTTGTGTAAAGCGCATTGCTGTTGCTTGTGAACGTGATCGTATCCGTTGCGGCGTCGTAAGCGTACCCGGCTGTATTTTTGATGTACACCGCTCCTGTCCAGCTCGATCCGTTATAGTAGCAAACTCGATAGGTCGATGCGGCAACGTTTGCTTTGCTCCCCTTGATCCGCACTGTAACACCAGCACCGCCGAGCTCAATATCGTTTGAGACGTTCTGCGCAGAATTGGATTCCAGCGCCGCGCCACTGTTGATACGATAGCCCGCATGGATTCCGCTTGGGTCAAACAGGTTTGTGTAAGCCGGTGTTGTCGGCACTGCCGTCACCGTTATAGCGATATCCCCATTCACGCTCGGGATCGCGATTTTACCTCCGGAATAATATGTCGACACATCGACACCCCCCATCGTGATTGTTATCGTTGCCCCGGTAAGCGTATACCCGCTGTCCGGAGTGATTGTCGCCCCATATCCTTCTCCGTCCGCCGCCGCTTTTTTAGCATTGTCGATCGTGCAGTTTTTCAGCGTTTTTGTCACCGCGTGCCGCCTGATCGTTTTCTGCCCGGCAAATACATCCGCTGTGACGTCCTGCCCGCCCATCGTTACCTTGACACTGCTGATGACCTTCCCGCTGGTCGGCGCAATCTCCGCCGTGTACGGTTGATATTGCGTTGCGCTTGTTGCGCTGTTGCTGATTTCTGCTCCACTCGCGGTCTTGCTGACCGTGTACGTCGCCACGGCAGGCGATACTGCCGCAGGCGTACCATCGATCATAGCCACACGAAAGGCGTTGATCTCCGCCGAAGTAAAGCCGAGCGACGCAATGTAATTTACCACCTTGTCCCGGAACGTCGCTCCGCTGAGCGCTGTGATCGCTGTGATCAGATTTTTATAGCCGTACTCCCACTGCCCTGATGCATACTCGCGGCCGCAGCGCTTGCGCAGATAGGTCGAGCCGTTGAAGGATGTCAACTCATAATCCCGATCAATGTCGCCCTGGCTCATGCCGAGGAGTGCCTCGATCAGGCACGCAATCGTTCCGGTACGATCCGCTCCGGCGGAACAGTGGAAATACAGCGGCCTTCCACGTCCCACGCTGTCGAAAATGAACCGAAATGCCTGCTGCATGGACGTCTTGCTTGCGATGGAATAGTACGCCCAGTAGACCCCGCCATCTGTCGGGCAGCAGAAATCTACATCCGAGCCGATCACAGAGTAATCCTCTGCAACGCCCGTCCCCTGCAGCTCCAGCTCTGCACGGATTCCGACCTCGTCGTGCAGTGTCGTCACAAACTCCGTGTCGCTCGCTGCTACCTCACCGCCGCGGAACAGTTTGCCGTATCGTACCGCGCCCCCGTCACACGGCCATCCCCCGAGGTCTCTCACGTTCCGCGTCGGCGATTTGATCCATCTCACAGTATCCAGCGGTTTCAGCGTCCCAGCCTTCTCTCCCGCTGCCCACGGCGTCTCCACGTTTGGCTCCTCGTTGTAGTGCATCACGCCGCCAGCCTGTACCCCGATAGGGTTGCTCTGCACGTCCTCTGTGGCGTAGGTCTCAATGAGCGAGGACGTATAATTGCTCGAGTCATAGGTCACGTTTGCAAGATAGTTCTGAACGGCCTCCGGGCACTGATGCCACTCGATGGCTTCCGCGCCGGAAGCCTCAACCTCCACGACCTTCCCCCCATACGTCGCAAGCTTCCCGTCCTTGACCAGCACCTTAGTCGCCATCGCTGACCACCTCCACGTAGATGCCCACAAGCTCGCTCAGCGCGTGGTAGACGGGATTACCGGTGTCGCGCGTGCAGTGGTACAGCACGCCGCCCTGCGTGTAATACTTGCCGTTTTCGAGCGCCATGTTTCCGTCGTAGGGGATCGGATCGTACTTTGTACCGTCGTGCTCCTCGTCGATGCGCTCGTACAGACTCTCCGTCCCCGCTGCGCCCGGCACCCACGTCTCCTGCGACGTGTGCGCCTGCAGCACCTTGTAGAGCTTGCCGCCGGAGACAAACTTGTCGCCCGCTGCGTAGGCCTTGCCGCTCTTCCACGCCGGATAAAACTCGATCATCCGCAGCGCCGTCTGGTCGTCCACCGCCAGCGTGTTGATCTGCTGCCGGATCAGCATCCCGGCAACCTCGCCGACCGTCAGCGGCCGGTGCTTTTCTGCAGCCTCGTATCGCGCCTCCGTCGCCTGCAGCGTCTGCAGGTCGGCCTCGCTCAGGCCGCTCGTGTCGATATCCTTGAGTTTTGTGATGCCCATATGCCCTCCTATCCGCTTACGACCATGTACACGCCGCGGTAGTTCGACGTCGTCATCCCGTAAAATGCGATTCCGTCGCTGATCCACGCGACCTGATTGAGCGGGTTTACCGTCCCGTTTGTGATCGCAAGCATGTCGCTCGTCGCGATTCCGGCGTCCTGTATCGTGATCGTGCCGGTGTACAGCTCCATGTTTTCGCCCGCCCCGAAGCTCACCCACACAACGCCGTTTTCCGGCAGGTCCGCCGCCGGGATGCCGATGTACGAGACCACGCTGCTCAACGCCTTCAGCGACCCGCCGGAGCCGCCCGTGGGCATGTCCGCCAGCGTAAATTCCACGCCATCCGCCGCCACCAGCGCGGCGATTGCCTGCTTGTCGGCGTCCGTCAGCTGATACCCGTTGGGGATGTTGACCGTCAGCGCCCCCGATCCGTCGTAAGTCCCCGTCACGGCCCCGGTAAAGGTCAGCGCGTTCGGATTTTTCAGCGCCGTCGGCAGTTTGCTGCCCCACGCTGCCGCACCGTCCGCGCCGACCTGCAGCAGCTTCCCGGCGTCTGCGGCCGCGCTGTCCGGCAGCAGCTTGAGCAGCGCCTTTTGCGCTGCCATATACGCCACCACCCACGCCGTGTCCGGGATGTACCCGCTCAGATCGTTGTCTCCGGTGTATGCCATGATGATCTTTTCGATGGTCCACGCCTCGTCCCCGGCGTAAACAGGGACTGCGCCTGCCTCAGACTCCCCCATCTTTGCGCCCAGATTGCCGAGCACGGCCGGAACGTCGCTGCCCCCCGCGGGGATATTGATGGTCTTCTCGGTGCTGCCGTCGTATTCGCCGGTAACAGCGCCGGTGAATTTCAGCTTCTGCGGGTTTTTGAGGGCTGTCGGCAGCTTGTCGCCCCACTCGGCCGCGCCGTCCGCGCCGACCTGCAGCAGCTTCCCGGCGTCTGCGGCCGCGCTGACCGGGACGCTCTCGCGCTTTTTTGTCTCAGTTGCCGTGCCGTATCGCAGGTCAACGGTTACTCGCCAAATCGCGCCGGTCGCGTCGATCGCGTGGAAGTATTTATCCCATCTATTGATCGAGGAACTGTATATCAACACCGGGAACGTCATATTACTACCGCTGCCACTTCTCACATCGCCCCGGCATATTGCGCCAAATATATTGCTGGCATTGCTCAGAAAATCGTCCCAGTAGGTTATATCCGCAAGTGGGCCTTCGTTCCGCAAATAAGTTGTGAGCCACTTTGCCGACGGGATTTCATCTATCGTCGCTTGGTCGGAGCTTTTATATTCCCCGAGTACCGTTTTCGTCGTCCACCCGTTTTCGCCGTCCGCGATGGGGATCGCTCCCTCGGCCGCGTCGGTCATCGCCGTCCCGAGGTTGCTCAGCACCTGCGGCAGATCCGTCCCGCCGGACGGCATGTCCGCAAGCTCAAATTCCAGTCCGTCCGCCGTGACCTTGCCCGCGATCTCCGTCTTGTCGGCCTCGGTCAGCGTGTAGTCGTCGCCGGGGTCTCCCTTCGGCCCCTGCGGTCCTGTCGCTCCCGTGTCGCCTTTGGCTCCCGTCTCTCCGGTGTCGCCCTTCGGTCCTGCGGGACCGGTCTGGCCCTGCGGGCCCGCTGCGCCTGCCGCGCCGGTGTCTCCCTTTGCACCCTTGGCCGCGCACAGCTCCCAGAGCTCGTCCACGCCCGGCTCGTCCCCGGCCGTGCTGTCATCCTCGTCCGTCCAGACGTAGCAGCTCCCGCTGTGCTCCACGGCATCGAGATACGCATAGGTCTCCGTGGAGCTCCACGCCCCGCGCCAGTTAAAAGGCTTGCCGTCCTTGCCCGGAGCGCCCGCTGCGCCCTGCAGGCTGGCCAGCCACTGCTCCTCCGTCCCGGTGTAGCCGTGCGCCTTGGCGATCCCGTAGGCGCTGAGGTAGTAGCCCTGCTCCACGGCCCTGCCGTAGACCGGACGGATGCACTTTGCCATGTGCCGCGCCAGATCGTTCCACGCGGTGTTGTACCGCTGCATCGTGTTGGTGTAGCGCTCATACTCGCCGTTGGCAAAGTCGACCTGCGCCTCCATCCACAGCAGATAGATCCCGTCGTAGGGATACGGCGCGGCCAGCGCCTCGGTCGGCGTCGCCGCATACGGCGTGATCTCGCTCAACGCCAGCAAAAAGATCTCGTGGAGGATCTGCCCCTCCACCTGATTGAGCCAGTCCAGCAGGATCGTGTCGTTGATCTCCGCCGGGACCGGCTTGAGCTGCCGCAGCCGCTCAAACAGTACCGTCGCTGTCATGTGTCCCCTCCGTCTCAGGCAGCTGCATGCCCTGGATCTCTCGCAGCAGCGCCAGCTTGTCGTCCATCGTCATCTCGCCGCCTGCGATCGCGGCTCTCGTCGGCGCGTCCGTGCTGATCTCCCGGCGCTCACGCCAGTCGTAGTTTGCCTGCAGCGCAAATTTTGCGCCCGCCGCGGAGTTTTTGTCCTCGAGCCTCTCCTGCAGGTAGGTCTCGATCACCCGCTTGGCCTCGTCGCAGATGTCGTGCGTGTCCTCTGCCGCCAGATACTTGCTCCACGTCTGGCGGCTGATGCCAAGCCTCCCGCAAAGCCCCGTGATCGTCGGCGGGCTGACCCAGCTCGTCCTGCTGGCAGGCGTCCCGTCCTCCGTCACAACGCGCACAAAGCGCGTCGCCGGGTGTCCGTACCGGTCAAACTCCGGCTGCCCGTCGTCGTCAAGTACCGGCTCCTCGCGGTATACCGGCTCCCGGTAGCGCAGCGCTGCAAAATATTCCCGTACCGCGCGCTGCAGCGCTGCGGGCTTGTAAGCCTTTTTGCGGCCCATGTGCATCCCTCCCTGTTTGCCGTTAGGATACCACAATAGCCGTGTTAGTTGCCGTCAACTTTTGTGACGTGTTACCACGCCTCATACAGCCGCTTGCGCGCCCGGTAGAGCGTGCTCTCGCTGACGTTGTGCGCGATCGCCGCCGCCTGCACAGTCATCCTCCCGCAGCACCAGTCCCGCAGCGCCGCGGCGAACTCCTCCTCGCCGTATGCCGCCTCGAGCAGCCTTGCGTCGATCCGTTTTTTGCCCGCCTTGCCCATGTCCTCGTAGCTCAGCAGCGTAAAGTAGATCAGGCCCTGCCGCCGGTACGGCAGCCGGATCCCGCTCATCCGCCGAAAACTCATCCCCTCGCCTCCCTGTGTATGCACGATATCCGCTATACCGTGGCGGCATAGCGGTCCTGTCCCCGCCGGAGCGCCGCTCAGGCAGAGTCCTCCCGTATGATCGGCGCGGCATATCCCATCCGCGCGCGCGTTTGTTTGGTCCGCGCCTGCGCATGCCCCCGCGCGGACCGCGAGTCAACTTTCTTTTTCCGGATTTTCGTCGATTTCGAGCAGTTCGCGGGCCGTCATCTTGTGCCCGCCGTGCTTTTTGCCGCGCTTGCGGGGCACATAGCGGATGTAAGCCCCGGCCTCGCCCTCGACGTAGCGCTCCTCCAGCACTCTCGCGCCCTTGGGAGCGCGCATCTTGGTGCACAGCACGACCTCGCGCTCCTCCGTCGTCGGCAGAGCGGCGCCGCGGCTGACCTTGTATTTTTTGCGGTCCGGCACGCGCCGCACCTGCTTGAGCAC